TGATCGACCCGCTGCTGTAAGCCTTGTAGACGATGCGTGACTGCACGCCTTCACTGATCGGCATGATCGGGTCTCCTTAGCCCTGGAAGCGATATTGAAACGGGATCGACGCGCCGCGACTATACCACGCGCCGTTCGAGCGTGTTGTGTCGGCAATGCCGACGATAGGTCCGACGAAGGTCAGATTGCCCGCGCGCCGCGCGCGGAGCGCCACGATGGCGGCGTCGAGAAGGTCGAGGGTGACGTCCTCGCCGATGCCGACCTCGCTGAACACGCGCACAGCGACAGCGCCGAACCAGAGCCGCTCATTGGCGAGCGAGCCTCCGCCGAACGCGCGCATCTCCTCGCGGCTGAACTCGGTGTGCAGATGCAGCCAGTGCTGCACCTCGCCCGGTGTCGGCGTGTCGGGATGCGCGTTTTCGTGCCAGATGACGCGGTAGGTTTCGCCGTGCGGCCAGCGCGCGTCCCAGACAGCCTTGATCTCTGCGCGGATAGCGGTGCGAAGGCTCATGCCCGGTACTCATACGTCCAGGGCATCATCGTGCCGCGAATGAACCACGCGCCGTCCTCGGTCGCGCTGTCGAAGATCTCGGTGGAGCCCTCGACGAACGATAGCCCCGCTTCGCGGCGCGAGCGGTAGACACCGACCGCGTCATCGAGCAGATCGAGCGCGGCGTCGTCACCGTAGCCGGTCTCTGCGATCACGCGGATCTCGACCGTCCCGCGCCACTCGCGGTCGGACGCCTCGCGACCGCCGGCATAGGCGCGCACATCCTCGCCGTCGAAGTCGATCATCACATGCACCCACGCACGCGCCTCGCCGGGCTCAGGGACGCTCTCGTTGTCGTTGACTTGCCAGAGTACCCGGTAGGTCGTTCCGTGCGGCCAGCGGGCGTCCCAGGCGGTTCTGATGGCATCCCTGATCGTCCGTAGCGTGCCGGGAGGCGCGATAAGTTGGATGCGCGGCGGAATGCCGCCGATGGCGATGGCCGCAGCGGCGACCTCGATGGCCTTGCCCGCCGCGAGCGTCGGAGACGCAGCGGTGAGCGTGATCGTCGCGGCAGGGACCGCGATGGACTTGCCCGCCGCCAGCTGCGGCGCAAGCGCCGCGAGAACCTGAGCCGAGGCGAGCGGGACGGCGATGCTCTTGCCCGCCGAGATCGACGGCGCTTCGCCGACGAGGAGGATGGTGGCGGCGGGGACCGCAACGCTGGCCCCCGTTGAGGCTAGGATCGTCGGTGGCGCGGCAGAGAGCGTGATGGTGGCCGAGGGTGCGGCGACGCTCTTTCCGCTCGCCACGGACGGCGAAATCGCGGCCAGCGTGATCGTGGCGGCGGGAACGGTGATGGCGTCGCCGACAGAGACGGCCGGAGTGCTTGCCGACAGCGCGATGGTCGCCGCCGGAACCGCGACACGCTTGCCCGCGCTGATCGACGGAGCGTTGGCCGCGAGGCTGATCGTCGCGGCCGGAACGGTGACGGACTTGCCCGTCCTGATCGCGGGAACCTCGCCGCCCATGAGCAGGGCAGCGGCAGGGACGACGACGCGCTTGCCCGCCGAGATCGTCGGGGCATTGCCCGCGAGGCTGATCGCGGCGGCAGGAATGGCGACGCTCTTGCCCGCCGCGAGGCTCGGCGCGCTGGCCGCGAGCGAGATGGTCGCCGCCGGAACGACGATGGACGGACCCGTCGCGGCCTGGATGGTCGGCGCAAGGCCAGCGAGCGTGATCGTCGCGGCGGGAGCATCGATGCGCTTGCCCGCGCTGATCGTCGGCGCGGTCGAGGCGAGTGTGATCGTCGCAGCCGGAACAGCGACGCTCTTGCCCGCCGCGAGGCCCGGAGCATTCGCAGCGACGATGATCGTCGCGGCGGGAGAAGTGACCGTGGCTCCCGCTGCCGCCGCGCCATAGAGGTTGGCGAAGAGAAACAAAAGCCCCTGGATCGGCGTCCAGGTCTGGATCGCGCTAGGCGCGATGCCCGCGACGGTGATCGTCGCGGCAGGAACAGTGATCGTCGTGGCTGGTGTCGTAGCAGCTCCAGACGCGCCGAGCGGTGTCGATGCTAGCGGCGCGGACCCGAGCATTGCTTACTCGGTCGGTTCTTCGTCAGCAGCCGGTGGCGCGAGCGGGATCTCGATCTCGCGCCAGGTCTGCCGCAGTGCTCCGTCGCGCATCTCGGGCTCGGCCTCGACCAGCATCATGCCCGCAGCAGGACGCCAGCGCGGCGTCGGCAGAACGAGCGGAATGCCCGCGCGCTTCAGCGCCTCGATGTTCGCGCCTTCGGGGATTGAGCCGTCAGGATTGAGGAGAAACTGCTTCACGCCCACGATATGACCCTCACCCACCCATCGCCGCCGGTGCCGCCCGCGCCGCTCGCAAAGCCGTTGTCGCTCGCTGCGCCGCCGCCGCCGCCGCCGCCTGGCTGCGCGCCGTTGCCGCCCGCGCCGGTCGCTTGGCCGGTGGCGTAGGAGCCGCCGCCGCCGCCTGTTCCTATTTTGCGATCCGCAAAATCATATGATGAACCGGCGGACCCATTGCCGCCGGATGTTCCTGCACTGCCGCCGAGCAGATCAGAGTAAACAAGTCCGGTAATATTTGGAGCCGTTGCAACGCGAACATATCCGGCGTCCGTGCCAGAGTAACCAGTTGTTGAGCCAGCTCCGCCACCGGCCCCTCCGCCGCCACCTGTTGAAACCGCCGGACCAACTGTAATCACAGTTCCCACAACTCCACCCCTGCCCAAACTACCTCCTCCACCAACCAAAGAATCCATTGTCGTTATAGACACAGATCCTCCACCATTTGAATTTGATGATGAAGCTCCTCCGCTACCTTTAGTCCCAAAACCCGCAGAGATTATTGAGCCAAAAGACGATTTTTCGCCATCTAAGCCATCATTTCCTGGTGATGTGTCTGTTCCTTGAGACGCGCCGCCCTGCCCGCCGGAACCAACAATCACCGTTTCTGTTGATCCTAAGAAAGAAGCCGGACAAATAAACGAAACAATTCCGCCGCCACCTCCGGCTCCGCCGCCGCAGCGTGCTGATGATGTGGCGTATCTGCCTCCGCTACCGCCTCCGGCACCGCCACCAATCGCAATTACCTTCACCATCTTGGCCCAGGACGGCTTCGTCCATGTGGTCGATCCCGCCGTCGTATACGTGTCGATCTTGACCTGAGCGACATCCTCCGCGGCAGCAGTGATCAGCACCATGGCCGAGCCGGACAGGCTGATGGCGGTGTCGCTGTTGCTGCTCTCCAGCACCGTGCGCGAGAGGGTCGTGCCGCTGGCGGTGTAGGTGCCCTGCCCGATCTCCCACGCGGTGCCGTCTTCGATGACGTACCTGACGACATCGCCATCGACCACGCCAGCCGCTGCGAACGACTGAAAGCCCGCCGCCGCCGAGCCGAGCGTGATTGTGCCCGTCCCGGTAGTGGCCGTGGTCATCTTCGCGCGGTTCGCAAGCTTGAGCATGTGCCTCAGATCCCCCGCAGCGCCGCCAGCGTGGCCTCGGTCTCGGCGATCTCGGTGTCGAGCTGGGCGATGCGGACGACATCCCCAAGCGTTACCGCCGATGTGCGTTGCGCCGTCAGGTTTGCCAACCGTGCGATGGCGAGGGCGATCAGATCGGAAATCGTCATCAGATCACCATCATTCGGAGATGCACGGTTGAAGTGTTAAGGATCATGTGGATGTAGTCGATATCCGCCGCGCCATCGTGATAGGTCACGTCGAAAGCAGTGTCCCCGACGAGGGCCGCGCCGTTTGGATAGAGCATCTGCGTGACGCCATCCATTGACGCGGCGGCGATGTCGTATCGGAACCACCGTCCAGAGATGTCTTTCTGAACGTAGAGCGCATCCTTGAGGTACACCCACTTTGTGCCCGTCGTGAACGTCTCAACGCCCGGCGAATACGTCATCGCGGCCCAGCTGTTTGCGGCGATGTCGTAGCGATCCAGCAACGCGCCTGCCGCGCCGCGAAACGAGTAGATATAGCGCCCATTCAGAATGGCGTCTTCGTTCGCCCAGTCGGTCGCAGACACGCTATGCACCCAGTGTCCAGACATGCCGGCGCCGGGAGCGCCACCGCGTGCGACGCCCGGCGACAACGTTGTCCAGGTTCCGGCGCTGATGCTGTAGCGGTACAGGGTGACTGCGTTGGAGCCCATGTAATAGATGTAATCGTCATTGCCCTCGATGCTGTAGACCGACGTATTGTCGGGCTGCGTGGTCCACGCAGATCCCACCGTGATGACCGTCGCGGTGTTGCTCGCGATAGGACGGATCTGCCCCGCGCCCGTGCCGCTGACGATGCGGATCTGAGCGTTGGCCCACTGGTTCGCACCCCAGTTCTTCGCGCTATTGGTCAGCGTCGAAGCGCCGCCAGCCGTTGCGGTGCCCGTGGCGAACGCGCGGTAATCATCATCAATCCATGATGGTGTCGAGATCAGTCGACTGTCGGTGCCGATGACCGCCGCAGGGGCGACGCCGTCCGTCGCGCCTGTCTCTGCTGCCGTCCAGGTGTTGAGCGCGAAGCAGTAGAACTTGAACAAGTTGGCCGTCGTCGTTCCCGCAGATGCGACGGCGTTCAGAACGTACCAGCGCGGCGTCAGGAGGCGATACGTCGTGGACGCGCTGAATGCACTGGCCTGTGTCGCGACGGTGATGGTCGCATTCGTGCCGATGGTGTTGGAAACGATGGCGAGCGTGGCCCCAGCGTTTGGCCCGCCCGTGATGTGGATGCTGTAGCCGCGCAGATCGCGCGCCAGCGTGAGGTTCGTGACGATTGTCGAAGTCGTGCCGCTCGTCGCCGTGCCAGAGGGTCCGATTGCCGTTCCGGTTCCGCACGCGCCCACTCCAAACGCTCCGCCGAGCGCGGGCGACGGAATCTGCACCCATCCGTCCTCGTTCGGATTGTAGAGATGCGCGACGGTGGCACTGGAAACCAGCATCTGCTGCTGCCGATGATGCCGAGACGACACGATGAAGTGCGCCGCCGCCGTCGCTTGCGGCGCGGGCGTGACCGCCTCCCACCGCTTGAGATCGAGGATCTTCCGGTTGCCGTTTGTGGTGGTCATCAGGACACCGAGATGTTGCGTCGGAGATTGTCGGCTGCTGCGCGCATCAGCGCAGGGATCTGATCCTGCGAGGCGAAGCCGCCCATCTGCGTTTGGTTGGTCAGCGTCGCCAGCGTCTGCGACGCAGCGAGGCTGACGGTAGCCAGAAGGTTCGCAGCGGTCGCTTGCACGACCTCCGCGCGCAGACGCCCCGTTGCCGGATCGACGGTTACGAGGCCGATGGTGCGGGTCAGCGTATTGATCGCTGTCCGCATCGCCTCGATGGCTTCGATGAGTTCGCCGTACGCCGCGATGGGCAGCGGATTGGAAACGCTCGTATCCGTCGCGCTGCCGTCCGCGCCGTGCGAGACTTTGACGCGCTGGTAGAGCACGCCGCCGATGTCGTCGGCGGCGGCTATCGCGCCCGAACCTGGGGTGATGGCGACGTTATCGGCCATTATCAGGCCACCGTGAAGCTGAAGATGCCGTTGGCGTCCCAGATGATCTTGAAGTCGGTGCCAGCGCCCGCCGACTGCGAGCCGTCGAAGTCGATGAACGCGAGCGGCGGATCGTTCGCGTCGGTGTCGTTGTAGATCACGCCGTAGCTCGCCGTGATCGAGCCGCCGCTCGCCGTCAGCGTGACGTCATCGGCATCGAAGCGCGCATCGTTCGTCGTCACCGTCGTGACTGCGACGTTCGCAAGCGAAGGCCCGCCAGCAGTGTAGCCGGTTCCCGTCGTGGCCTCGGTGCCACCGACACCCGCGAGCGTCGTATGCGTCGCGTTGAATGTCGCCGCCGTGAAGAGCTTCACCTTGTAGGTGTCCGCTGCTGCGTTGGAGCCCTCGGCGAACAGCTTGGCCGTGTGGTTGTAGAGGGAGATGGTGACTGCCATTTGGAAGGCTCCTAGAGCTTGGAAACACGGACGCCGGGATAGGATATCTCCGATCCGGCCTGACGGTCGCGGCGCTTGCCTTGCGCGCGTCGTAGACGATAAGCACCCGACAGGGTGACGAAGGTGTGCCGGACCAGCGCGACGTTGCCGAAGCGCGCCTTCGCGGCCTTGGCGACGCTATCCACATATTGATAGCGGCTGTCGTCCACGATGAACGGCGAGCCGGACTTGGTCTTTCCGACCTCCAGCCGCCGCGCGTAGGGCTGCGTGTTCGCGACGACGAAGGACTGCGTGTCGTGCGTGATGGCCGAGACCTGAGCCTCGACGCCATCGACCAGCAGGACAAAAGACCGCGAATAGACGCCGCTCTCTCCGCGCACCGCGCCACGCTCCAGCGTGTCGAGGAGCCATGCGGCGATCTCGCGAAGGTACTCGTACTCGATGATGATGGTGGACTTGTCGGTCGCGGCGTCGATCGGCGCGCCGCGCCGCCCGTCCACGATGGTCTCGGTGGTCGGCGCGATGCCCGCGCGTTGTGTCTGCTCGGCCAGCACGCGCGCTTTCTCGCGGCGCGCGGCGTCTTCCAGCAGCGCCTCGACTTGCGCCGGGAATAGGTTCTTGCTCGCCACCGTGATCTCGCGCGCGAAGACGCGCGGCGAGCGGTACGCTCTCATCCCCGGCAGACCATGTTGTAGCGCTCGACCGCTTCGCCCACGCGCACGGTCTCGACCGACTGCACGTTGAGCAAGCGCCCCTCCAGGAGCAGCTTGTCATCGCGGCGCGGCGGTGCCGGCCATTGCGCGGCGTCGATCTCGGCATGGTGCGCGATGACCTGACGGTCGCCTTGCTGTAGCCCTGATCCCGGCACGATTTCTTGCGCGCGAAACTGGCGCGCGAAGACGCGCAAGCTTACTTCGTGCCAAACCTGGTTCGCGCCGATGCCGGTCAGTCGCCGCAGCTGCGCGACCTGGCCGAGCCGGTCAATCGCGCCGCGCGTGTTCATCGGATGTTGGCGCGGACCGAGACCACCGTGGACCCGGCATAGGTGCCCGTCGAGACCACCGTCGCGCGCAGCCGGTCGCCCAGCACGCCATCGAGCGCGGTGTCTGCGGCGAGGCTTCCGGCGGTCGCCGCGGCGATGCGCGGCGTGAGGCCCGAGACGGTTATCACCTTCTGAAGCCCCGAGGTCGTGAAATCGAACCTCGCGATCTGCACCCAGGTCACGCCCTGATCGAGCGAGGTCTCGACCACCGCGTAGCAGGATGTGCCACCCGAACCGTAGGCCAGGCGCGCGGAGAGCGTGACAGCGAGCGCGCCGCTGAGGTCATCGACCACCTCACCGACTTGCGTCGCGGCTGCGCCGATGGAGAAATCGCCCAGGCTGAACGTGCCGCTCATACGATGACCTCGCGATAGGGATTGAGCAGCGCCACGACGCCGTCAGGAAGTGGCCCGCCGCCATTGCGCGGATCGAGCCAGGATTGCGCGCCGATGCCCTCGACGCTCTCGGAGCGGAGCGAAGGATCGCGACCGCGAGATGCGTTCATCGCGACCACCAGCTGCGTCGCCGCGCGTTCGATAGCTGGCGCTACACCGTCCGGCAGATCGTAGCCCGCGACGTAGGTCAGCACGACCTTGACCGCCGGCCAGCGCGCGCGTTCGTCATCGAATAGGCGGTAGGCGAAGCTGCGATCGATCTCGTAGTCGCTGGCGGCGAGCGTCACGCCGTCCTCAACGATGCTCGTCACGCTGACCACCGGCCAGCGAGACAGCATGATGACCTCGGACGAGGCCGAGAGCCGCAGCGTTTCCGCGACGGTCTCGCGCCCGAGCGGACGCCCGAGGTAGTCAGCGATGACGGCGCTGGCCTGGTCGATGTAGGCCAGCAGCCGCGCATCTTCGCTCGTCCCCGAGATCGACAGTTCGCGCTTGACCGCATCGAGCGAGGTCAGGCGTGAGGACGTCGCGGGAACGAGGACTGAGAGCATCAGATCACCGTGATGATGAACTGGCCGACCTTGGCGTTGCCGCCCTGCGCCAGCACGATCTTGACGCGGTCGTTCGCGAGACAGATCAGATCAGGCACGCTATGGCTGGCGTTCGAGCCCGTATAGAACCTCTCGGAGCCGTCTTGCGCGTGCGTCGGCTGACGCGGCGCGCGCGTGCCGCTCGCGCTGATGTCGGACTGCGTCCAGAGACCCTGGCCCGTGGCCTCGACGGTGATCGCGAAATCGACCGTCGCGGCGTAGGGGTTGGTTCCGTCCGCGACATAGGCGATGGACGAGATGGCCCCGGTGATTGTCGGCGAATAGGCCGTTGCCGACCCATCCGCCGCCGTTGTCACCGAAACGCTGAAGCGCTCGACTTTCATCGATGTCACTCGATGACGTAGTCGAACACGATGTCGATATGCGTCGCCGTCGTCACGCTCGCGCCCGTCTTGCCGACCAGGATCGCCGTGCCAGCGTCGTTCGCGGTGTAGCTCGCGCCATCGGCCAGCACCGCGCCGCCCGAGCCGCCGTCCGTCAGGACGGTGGACTGCGTCAGGCTCGCTTGCGCGAACGCGACAAGCTTGCGCGAGGTCGAGACCGTGCCGCTGACATCGACCGTCGTCACCGCGCCAGCAGCGCCGCCGACCGCGATGGCCTTGCAGCCGATCATCCGGTAGCTCTTGCCCGAGATCGCTGGCAGGAGCGTCGCGCCCGCGTTGATCTCAGCGATGGTGAAGCGCTGGCGCTTGTTGAGGATCGCGCCGCCGCTGATGTAGCCGCCCGAGATGCGAAGCTCGCCCCCGATGACGGTGAGCGCGCCGCCCTGCGCGTCGTAGTTCTGCGTCGAATAGCTCATGTGAGCACCTCGTTCGGTAGAGAGGGCGGCGAGCCGAAGCCCGCCGCCCAGTCAGATCAGGCCGGCGGATTCGACGTCGGCGCGGTGCGCGCGTTGCCGAGCACCCACACCGCCGAGAGCAGCGCCGCGCTGGCGTTGTTGGCCGGCGTGATGGTCGCGCGGACGTAACGCTTTCCGCCGACATAGCCGATCTTCCGGCATTCGTTGTCGTCATCGAACGCGAAGCTCGCGAGAGCTTCGGTGCCGAGCAGGAACGTGTCGGGCACCGCCGCCGCGTCCGTCAGCGTCGCGCTATCGCCGTCCTCGATGAGAACGGTGAACGTCGCGTCCGCGTCGGCAATCGAGCCGGTCGCGATGACCAGCTCGACGCTCTCGTAGCCGCGCGTGTCCACGATCTGCGACACCTGGGCGGTGTTATCGGACACCGACACGGGCGAGATCGCCCGCTTGATGTCGATGTTGTTGTGGAGGTCTTTCGAGGCCATTGGGATGGTCCTTTCTCAGTCAGATCAGAGGGCGACGTTCTGCAACACGATGGCCTCGGGCAGCACGACCTGACCGCCAACGCGACGGCGGAAGATCATGCGGACCGCGCCGCTCGTCGCCTGGGTGTAGGGATCGCGCAGCATCTCCATCGCGATGCGATCGACGATCACATAGCCACGACGGAAGTCACCGAACGCGACGGGCTTGGCCGACGCGCCGACATCCGGCATGTCGGCGGCCTCGACGTAGGGCGCGCCGTTGATGGTGTTCGGCACGCCGCCGGCGAGGCCGGGAGCCCACAGATACTCGCCGTCGCCATCTTTCAGGCGGCGGATCTGACCGATGGTGCTGCGGTTCATCATCCACACCGCCGCGCGCGCGTAGTCGGTCTTGATGCCGTAGTAGACGCTCAGAAGACCGTCAGCCGTCAGCGCAGCCGCCGCGCCGGAATTGACCGTCGCGATGGAGGCGTTGTTGAGGAAGCCGAACGGACGACCGACGCCCGAGCCGCTCAGGAACGCCGCGCCTTCCGCCTTCGCGAACTGCTCGGTGGCCTCGGCGCGAACCTCGGCCTCCATGTTGAAGGCGGCGTCTTCGAGCATCTGGTTGGTGATGTCCACGAGCGCATACATCTCGTGCGTCGGGATCTCGTCCATGCCGTAGGTCAGGCCGGTGGTCTCGGAGCGCGTGCCCTGCTCCTGGACCCACTGCGCGGAGAAGGTGCCGGTACGCTTCGGCAGCTGGATCGCCTTCTGGGTGGTCTGGCGGGTCCGCGCGACCGCGCGGAACGGCGTGACTTCGACCACACCCTTGATGATCTCGCGGACGTACTCGGTCGGCGCGAGATAGCCGCCGAGCGTGTCGGGCGACAGCGAGAGCGACTTCATCTCGGCGGCGACGCCGTCGAGGCTCTTGCGCTCGCTCTCGGACAGAGCGCCATCGCCGCGCGCGATGGAGCGCACGACAGCGCGCATCCAGTCGTTGGCGCGCGCCTTGACCTCGTCGGCCTCGGGCGCGGACTTGCCCGAGCCCAGGCGGTTCAGCTTCGCGGCCAGATCGGCGGCGGTCTCGCTGGCGTTCTTCGCCGCGAGCTCGGCCTGGACGAGCTTCTGGTTCAGCGACTCGTACTTCGCGAGCGACGTCTCGATCCGGTCGAGCTTGTCGCGCGTCACGACGTCGGCAGAGCCCTTCTTCTCAATCTCGGACAGGCGCGCGTCGTTGGTGGCCTTGAAGGCCTCGAAAGCGGCGCCGACAGCATCGACCGCGCCCTTCAGTTCGTTGAGTTCCATTGGATTAGCCCTTCGTGGAGGAGAGGATGGAAGCCGCGCGCTTCAGCGACGCGACCAAAGCCTCGACCTCGTCATCGCGAGAGGCGTCGGCGTGATCATCACCTGCATCGCGCAGGTGACGACGGACCACCGCGACGAGGCTCTTGGCCTCGGCGATGGACATCTTGTGCTCGTCGCGCAGGGCGGCTTCGAGGCCGCGCGCGTCGAGAATGAGCGCGGGCGCGCTCTTGAGGTAGGCGAGCTTCGCGAGCGGGTTCATCGGGTCGTCAACGACCGAGACCTCGCGCAGATCGATGGCCTTCAGCCAGCGACGCGGCTCTCCGGTGCGACCCGTTCCCATCTTCGATCCGCCGGCAGGAACGCGATAGCCGATCGACATGCCCTTGATCGCGCCTTCACGAAGGCGCGCGTAGGTCATCTTTCCTTCGTCGGTGTCGAGGCCGATGATCCGGCCCTCGACATGCAGACCGTTCTGGTCCTCCGACATCTTCTCCCAGACGCCAACAGCGCCCTTGGAGCGGTCGTGGTTGTAGTACATGGCCGGGAGCATGTTCTTCGCGCCCCACGACGCGAGGCTGCGCGCCATCGCGCCTGGCGTGATCATGTCGCCGCCCTCGTCGATGTTGCCGTAGACCGCGCCGTAGCCCGAGAACGAGCCCATCGGCTTGTCTGCGGCGAACTTGACCTCAAGTGCGATGCTCGCGACGCCGTTGCTCATTCTCCGAGCTCCTCAATCCTGTCGGCGATCCTGTTCGCCCATGCGCGGCCAGCGTCGCCGCCCCAGAGATCCCATGCGATGCGCCCGTTGCTCGGGAAGCCCGGTTCGCCCTGGCGGAAGCCTTCGGCCTCTTTGTCCACTTCGTGTCGCGCGAAGAACGAGACCATCCGCATGATGGTGTCTCGCGGAAGACGGCGACCGTTCACGATGTCGCGCGCGCGTCT